ATGTCGTCAAAAGCACGTCTAGCGTTTATTAAACCTTCAGCGGTGTTTCCTTGTTTTCGTATCTCAGCTAACATCTGCTGATAATACTTAGAAAACTTCTTACCTGCTGCTTTATCACTAAACACTAGTGGATTGTCCTGCCGCATCTTTTTGAACACCCGTTGTAAATTGCGGTTTACCGCCTCAGGATCAATAGGGTCTTTTACTTTTTTAGCTAAAGCCATTAAAGGTTTATCTAAAGAGTTAAGATAAGCAGTAGTCGCGTTTAAATTTTGCTGTAAAGTTTTGTTACCCCGAACACCCGCTTTTTTTAACTCGTCTACAATTGCAAGTTGTTCTGCACTGGCTAATTGTCGCTGTGATCCTGTTAAACCTTGTGGATCAGTAGTTATTTTAGCTTGTTGAGGTGTCTTGTTTTTACTAGAAAAAGCAATGTTGTACACATCTTTATCTATACCAGCTAAAGGTTCTGCTGTTTTTCTTCCTCCTATTTCTGAAATCTTTCCCGGTCTTAAATCAGGAGAGTAGTTAGGAAGAGGAGAAGGAACAAAAGACCCAGACAGTGTTCTAGGTAAACCTGCTGATATTTCAAAAAAAGCAGCGTAGCTTGCAGCTTCATTAGGATACATTTCTGAAAACTCGTCCCAAGCTTCTGCGCCAGAAGATAAAGCAGCCATAGCCATTTGACCTACTTCTGTTTGTAAAGAACCCTGAAGAAACTCGTAAGCTCCTGCTTGTGTGCTTTCAGGTAACAAACCAAAGGCTTTTTCTGCGCCTACAGTAATAGCGTTAGCAGCTACATCAAAACCTAAAGCTACAGGGTTTCCAACAGTCTGTAGTAAAACTGAAGGTATGTCCGTACCTTTTGAGTAATCTGTAGAGTTGTAATCTATAGGCTGATACTGTTCAGCTATCCTTCCTCCTATAGCCTCTTGTCTTTCTCCTGCCCGTTCTAAAGGCTGCATAAAGATTCTGTCAAAAGCAGTAGGAACTTCTTTAGGAGTATTATTAGCTAAAGTAACAGAAGCTTCTTCTTGTGCTTCTAAGAAATCAGCCGCATAGTCAGTTTTTTCTTTTTCTTCTACGACAGGCTCTTTGTTTTCTGGTTCAGCAGCGCCTACTGACTCTAAGTAATCAGCTTTGTAATCAAGTGCCATAATAATACCTTCTAATTAAATTGGTACAAACATTCCCGCTGTGTTCATTCTATATATTTGTCCGTCAGGTCCTGTTGGAGAGTAGTAAATTTCGCCTGATTTTTTACTTTTACGAAAACCAGCAGCAACGTATGTAGGACTGTTCCACTCTATAGTGTCTTTAGGCAGGAGACCAGCCATAGCTTTTTTTGATCTATCCATGTGAAACGCTATTTTTTTTAGTGCTTCTCTTTGTCGCTCTGCTGACAGCTTGACACTAATAGATTCTACGGCTGATTGTAACGCTTGTAATTCTATGTTAGAAACTTGTCCTAAACCTGTTGATCCCGTAGATGATAGCGTTTTTAACTCAGCAATAGACTCTAAACCTAAGTTAGCTTTTAAAGAATTAATAAGGCTTTCTCTGTCTGTTGCATCAGTTCCGGGTATAAAAGACGTTAATGCACCGTAAATACCAGACGCACCGAAAACGCCATCTGCTGAATATTTATCTCCCATTAAATTACCAAGAGTTTGTTCAATGTTAACTAATTTTGCAATACCGGCTAACCTTTTAGCTCCGTCAGCTTCCGTATCTCCAGCGTTTATCGGAATAACCTCAGTTTGTGTTCCGTTTCTAAAAACACGAATATTAGGGTCTTGTTTAGTTGCAGAAGTAACTTTATAACTGGGTGCCTTAGGTTCTGAAGGTTTAAAAGCACCTGTAAATAGTATTTCCTTGGTGTTAGGGTCATATACTGTTGCGCCAGCGGGTATTTGCATAAGGTCCTTTTTAGCTGTTACAAACTGGTCAAACAAAGCTGACGCTCTTGTTGGATCAACTCCGTAAATATTAGCTCTACGAAAAAAGAACTCTTTAGCTTTTGGATCATTTAAATCCATGCCAGACGCTGTTGCAAAATCTACTAAAGACCTTTCGCCACGTTCTAAAGTTTGTTTTTCTTTTTCAAGTTTAAGTTTTTCTTTTAATGTTTGAGCTTGTTGAAACACTTTCATAGCTCTAACTGGTTGACCAGCAAGACGCAGTTGTTCAGCCACTTCTTCAAGTTTAGCTGGGTCTTGGCTTTTAATACCCGCCATAATACCTTGTGTTGTGTTAGCTGCGGTTACTTTGTCTGCTTCTGCTTTCTTCTTAGCTTGGTACTGCCCCGGTACACCACCGACAGCAGCACCTAAGTTAAACATGCTTTGGTTAGTAGGCATGTTCATCAAGTTACTCATAAATTGTGGACTAAGTTGTGCCATTGTTTTCTCCTATGTTGTCTTAAATAAGCCGCCTAACGCTGCTTGTGTTATCCCAGCCCCAACGTCTCTATACATCCCAGCTTGTCCCTGAGCAGACGCCAGTAAAGCCTCAAGACCTGTAGAATATGTTTCTCCGTAAGCACTTCCTTGCTGTGCCAACTGCGACCTACGTTGTTCAGCACCTGTCATACCAAGTGTCGCAGCGTTAAGCAACTGTGCCTGTGGTACATAACCAGCAGCCATCAGACCTGAACCTAAGTTAGCTTGACGAGTCTGCTCTTGACCCGCAAAGGTCATAGCGTTCAACATAGCTGAATTCTTAGCTTCTTCTTGTGCTTTAGCCATTGATAGTTGCTCAGAAGTACCACCAAACATATCTGTGCGTACACCTAAGCGTCCTTGTCCCTGCAAACGGTTTTCTAAGGTTAGTCTTTCACGTTCTTGTTGTGGAGCCATAGCCGTCATCATACGGTTAAACACAGCTTGTTCACGAGTAGCGGGGTCAGCCGCTGACAAAGCAAACATAGCTTCAGACCGTTGAAGGTTAGCGTCCTGCATAAGTTTTTCTTCAGGAGAAAGCGTTAACTTATAGTCCATTGCTCCTTGTTGACCAGCGGGGACAAAGGACGGGTAACCCCCTGCTCCACCTACGCCACCTACGTTTTCTTGTCCTTGTGGAACTCCTGCGCCGGTTTGAGTGTAAACAGGAGTGCCGTCTGAATTGTACTGGCCTGTAAAGCGGCTACCAGAAAAACCAGCAGGATTAGTCCCGTCGTTTAATAAGATGCCTTCTCCGTTTTGTGCTGAATAGGCAGCGTAACCGTCCCAAGACGTAAACTCTTCATTGGACAATCTGCCGTCATTGTTTAAGTCAGGGACACCAAGATTAAAAGCAGCAAGCTCATTAGCTGATGCTTGACTGTTAGCCCCTGCTTGAAACGCTGCTTGCACCTCTGGATCATCAGAGAATAGTTGACCACCGGCTTGTCTATAGCGGTTATCTATAGCTTGTTGTGGGTTGCCACTTCCTGCACCACCTGTTCCGGGTCCCTGTGTCATTCCAAAGTTACTGCCAGTAGCTGACGTTACAGTATACGGCTGAAACTCCATCATACCTGAGAGTCTGTCGGCTAAACCACCGGGAGCAGCGTAGCTTTCATAAGCACGTTCTCCGGTCCTACCTAGTTGATCGTAACCTTCTTTAGCTAACCCTAAACCAAGAGTGCCTAAGGCTAAAGGACCAGCGTTATCTACAATTCCTGTTCCTAAATCTGTTAACCATTGTGGAATTGGCATTAGTAAGTTCCTCCGCTTATAGTTCCCGTGGACAGTGTCCCGTTAAACGTCAAAGCAGGTATAACCACTGTGCCTGTAAACGTAGGATTAGCCGTGTTTGCTTTAGTAGCAATGGCTACTGAAATAGCATCAAACTCAGTTTCAAACTCAGTTCCTCTAATTATTTTACCACTGTCGCCAGAAGGTAAATTGTCCTTCGCAGCAAAGTCGGTAGTTTTACTGTAATTACTCATATTGTTTTACCCATTAGTGCAAGCACGTTTATTTCTTGTAAAGATAGTTGGTCATCGTTAATATCAGCTTCCATGTTAATAGAAACACTTCCACCGCTTCCGTTAGTGTTAAAACCTAAAGCAGTTGTGATAAACTCGCCTGTAGAAAACTGTCCTATATTGAATTGACCGACGTTAAACTCTGCTTTAGCCTGTGTTGCTAAAGTTACGTTAGAAGTTCCAGATTTTGTTTTAAAATCGTAAGACCATTTTAAATAAATGTCAGCACCGCTACCTCCAACAATAATTGGCCTAAGCTTCTTAAGAAATTTAAGTTTTGACGAGTCTCCAAAAGTTAACTCAGGACTAGTGTACTGAAAACGGTAAGTGTTGCTGTTGTCTAAATAACCAGCGTATTTGCCTATGCCGTTTATTGTGCCTACGAATAACTCCCCTGAAGAAGTACGCTCGTAAGCACTAAAACCTGCACCTACCCAGCGAGTTACTCTGTAAGAGCCGTTTTCCAATGTACCTCTTATGTCAAAACAATAGGTAACGTCATAACCTGTAAAAGTAATTAAGTAGAAGTTTTCTTCGGGGTAGTATATAGACCTATATAGCTCTGTTTCTGTCGAAAGAAGACCAATAATGTCTTTTGTGATTGTCCCTGATAGGCTGCTAATAGGCATGGACTTCTCTTGAATTGTCCTGCCAAAGCTCTTTAGACCTGTCTGTGACAAGAATAAAACATCTGCTCCTGTGGCTTGTACTGTGTCCCTATCTACACAACCTACGCCAGCAATAGTATCAGAAAGAGCCATTGAAGAAGGATCGTCAGCACCTGAGTAAACAACAATACTGTTCTTACCAAAAATAATTAGATGGTTGTTGTGGGCTGACAAAGCCACAATCTCATCATAACCGTCAGGCCAAACCTTAGAAATATCAATAGAGCCAGAGCTTCCACCGTTCCACTTATGTCCAGATAAAAGGTCAGACCAGTAGATAGTAGACTTGTCGCCAGTGAAGTCTGCAACCCACAATCTACCGTAAGCTGCTAGAATCTCATTTCCAAACTTAGTAGAGTCACCTAAACCAGAGGCACTGTTGACAGTACTTAAAACTTTCACAGCACTACCAGTGCCCCCTGAAGTTCCTGTTGCAACAGTGTTATAAACTAAAGGAGCAAAGCCACGTTGAAAAAAGTAGATGTTGTCGTTAAAGTTAACCATCTTCCAGTTGTCAGCGTTAATGCTGTAACCACCGGGAGTTTCGTTTGCTAGTGTTGTTGTCCCGCTAAGTATTTTATTATTACCTACAGAAAACAGTTTAGTTGTACCAGCGTTGTTTTTAAATTCTTTAATTGCTTTTATCTTACTAGAACCCAACTGAGTTTTATTAGTTGTAGTAACAGTGTGTCCTTTACGTGCAGCAATTCGTCCACGTCTGTCAATCACAGCGTTATCTGCTACTTCAGCAAAAGACGGGTCTTGAGCTAATGGCGAATCTTCGGTGTTAATTCCTTTAAACGCTGGGGCTACAAGGTTAATGCTTTGGAGTTCTTTTGCCATAAGTACCTCAGGGCGTGTAGAAGATTGTTTCTTCTGGGTGTCTAGCAGCATCTATAGCTATAGCATCTGATAGATATTTGTTAGCCATCTGGAAATACTCAGCCGTAGAAGTTCCGCCTGTTTCACCACGTTCTCTGGAAGCAAACGCTACCGCAAGATGTAGTACAGGCGTAGCAGGAATAACTAATGTATCTGTATCAGAACTTAACAAGACATTCCGAAATACCCCTTTAATTTTTAATACATACACTCCGTCAGGATTAGGGTAAACGTCAAGTAAAGCATCCCCGGCAGCGTTAACCCCATTGTATGTGTAGTACTTAGGTGCGCCAGAAAGAGGAGACTGTAAGAAATACTGTTCGTCCATCCAATTAGTTGTTCTGTACTCCATAGCTATATTAGAAGTGTCGTTTATTATACTAAGTTCTTTAATTTTGTCTTGACTACCTGTTAAAGCATAGTTAGAAGTACCAGAAGTAGTGTTAATAGTAAGTGTGCTTCTAAGAGCAGACCAATCCCAAGCACTTTCTACAAGGTCTTTAGCGTCGTTAACTAAATCTCCTACAAGCGCACTGTATAAATTAGATTGTACAGAAGTAACTTCTGTTTCTCTTAGCCGCCTAAGAACACCGTTAACTAAATCTTTGTAAGTCATTAGACCATCCCTTCAAACAAACTTTCTTTTATAATGTTGTTTAGTGCTATTGTGTAATCTTTTTGTGGAGGCATTACGGGCCTAAAAGCTGGTAGTTGTAACCCCGGTACTGAGCCCATAGGTGAGCCTCCAAACAAGCCAGAATCTTCAGTGGAACTGAACATACCACCACCACCTTCTCCTTCTCCTTCTCCTTCTCCTTCTCCTTCGCCTTCGCCTCCGAATCCATTTCCGGGACCCTCTGTAGGTCCTTCCGTAGGTCCTTCCGTAGGTCCTTCCGTAGGTCCTTCCGTAGGTCCT